CCCCAGTAGCTCCTGTTGCTCCTGTCGCTCCTGTAGGACCAGCAACGGTAGATGTAGCCCCAGTAGCCCCTGTAGCACCAGTAGCTCCTGTGGGTCCTGTGTTTCCTTGGATTCCTTGAATTCCTTGAGGACCAGTTTCCCCTGTTGCCCCCGTGGAACCTGTTGACCCAGTTGGTCCTGGTACGGTAGAGGTGGCTCCAGTTGCACCAGTTGGACCAGTATTACCAGTGGCCCCAGTAACACCTGTCGCCCCTGTAGGACCCTGAACCGTAGAATCGGCTCCAGTAGCCCCTGTAGCCCCAGTAGAGCCTGTAACACCAGTTGGGCCTTGAATACCCTGAATGCCTTGAATACCTTGAGAACCAGTACTACCCTTGTCTCCTGTTCTGAAAAACTGAACAGATACAGGTCCATTATTTCCCCAATCTAAAGGGCCAAGAATATCACCAGTTAAATAAGATACAGGTATTTTGAAATAACCGCTTCCAGTAAATGTTATGGATCCAGTTATACTGAATGTTATTTGAGCTGGTGTTTGTGCTGTGTTTCTGTTATATATAAGAATTTGCCCTTTGTCGGTTGATGTTGAATCATCCCAGTTTGTAATAGGAACACCACTTTGTCCAACATCAAAAAGGTCGATGTATATAAAAGATACACTGGACGGGGTTGTATTATTAAACTTAACCCACCCATACACACCAGATTCATCCGCATCAGTTGTTGCTGACTTGAATATATAGTCATATCCACCTCTGTCTCCAGCAGATCCAGTAGCACCTGTTACTCCAGTAGGCCCTTGTGAACCAGTATTGCCCGTAGCGCCAGTACTACCTGTAGGTCCAATAGGCCCTTGAGAACCAGTGTTGCCTGTAGCACCAGTACTACCTGTAACTCCCGTGGATCCAGTATTTCCAGTAACCCCTGTATCACCTTTGGGTCCTGCGGGTCCTTGAGCGCCTTGAAATCCTTGCACACCCGTCGGACCTGTGGGACCAGGAACAGTTGATGTCGCACCAGTAACCCCCGTGGCCCCAGTTGCACCAGTACTGCCTGTAGGGCCAGTTGGTCCCGTAATCGTAGAGCTTGCCCCTGTTGCTCCTGTTACACCTGTTGGACCCTGTATACCTTGTGGGCCAGTAGGTCCTTGAACAGTAGAGTCTGCACCAGTTGCTCCCGTAGCACCTGTAGCACCTGTAGATCCAGTGCTTCCAGTGCTACCTGTAACGCCAGTTACTCCCTGTATGCCCTGAATGCCTTGTATTCCCTGTGCTCCCGTACCACCAGTCGATCCAGTAGCCCCTGTAGGCCCCTGCACAGTTGAATCAGCACCTGTGGGTCCAGTAGCTCCTTGAGGACCCGTGTTGCCTATAGGCCCAGTAGGTCCTTGAACCGTAGAATTCGCTCCAGTTGCTCCAGTTGGGCCAGTCGGCCCAGTAGGCCCAATGTCACCCCTTACAGCGGGAACGCTGACATCAATAGAAGAAGTGGTTGCACCAACAACTTCTACTATAATAGGGGCTGGGGATGTTATTTCTACGTTCATCTATTATGTCGCTATAATTCCTTTTGCTTTCAAGTCTACAATCAACGTACCTACAATGTCTGCCAACTCAGCTGTAGTCACTGTATCTGCATCACAAGTGCGATCAGTGGTTAGGTTAGTGAACGTGGTATATCCTGTTTGAGCAACCCCCACAGTTCCTCCTTTAAATGCAAACGCCCCGTCTGCTCTTACTGTAAGAAGATTTGCAGAACTACCATCCTGAACATACAACGGGGTACTAGAAGAAGTTGTGCCAGTTCCGTATATCTGAACTACGTTTCTAAATCGAACTAAAGAGTTATCAAACTCACCGTATACCAATGGGGTAGACGTGTTTGTATTAGCTATATATAACTTATTCGATGCTGTAGTCTCTTGTCCACCCGCCCCTTTTCCAAGAAATACATTACTAGCTCCAGTAGTTATGCTTTCACCAGCAGAATAACCAACTATGGTGTTGTTATTTCCATTTGTTATGTTATACCCAGTCCTAGTTCCAATACAAGTATTAAAATATGCGCTTGTAACATTGAACAAGGAGGCATTACCTACACAAGTATTATCAAAAGAACTATTACTTGCGGAACCACCATAAAAAGCGTATATACCAACAGCAGTATTTGAAGTGGCGTTATTTCTAAATCCAGCATATGTCCCAACAAACGTATTTTGACTACCACTACTAGTGGCAGCAAATCCAGATCCAGTGCCTATAAATACATTATCAGTAGCAGTGGTAATAGAACTTCCAGCAGATTCACCAGCTATTGTGTTATTTGTTCCAGTGTTTAAATTAAGCTTTCCGTTTATCTTGGTATTTCCGTTTACGTCCAACGTAACTGTAGGGGAGGTAATATTTACCCCAAGCCTAGAGGTAGAAGCAGTCCAAACTAAAGCAGTACCACCCGCAAAAGCAGTTCCACCATTAAACTGAATTGAGTTGGTTACTCCACCTGGAGTTCCACCAACGCCTGTTGCACCAGTGCCTCCTGTTGCGCCAGTAGACCCTGTAGGACCTGTTGCACCAGTAACTCCTGTTGCCCCTGTAGGGCCAGTTAATCCAGCATCACCTACAGATCCAGTCATACCTGTTGCGCCCGTAGCGCCTGTAGCACCTGTAGATCCAGGGATCGTTGAATTAGCACCAGTAGCGCCAGTAGGCCCAGTGGGACCGACAGGACCTCCAGCAGGGCCAGTCGGACCCGTAGCACCAGTCGGCCCATCCGTCCCCCTGACGGCAGGGATAGACACCTCTACTGTAATAGAATCCGTATCAAGGATATTGATCGGCATTACACTTCAGTTATGTCGGTGTTTACGATAAATGCTCCCCTCAAAATTGTCTTGTATTCCCCAGCAACTACAGACTGAATATCGTAGACATACTTACCAGGGGTAATTTCCTTCATCACATTATGGCTGGCGGAAATCAATACGTTTCCACTATCATCAACAGTAATCGGATCAAAACTCTTGTTAGTGGATTGCGTACCGTTCACGTTCTGCGTCTCTATAGCATCAGGAGAACTGATTATAACATTGCCTTTCGTAACAGTTTCTACAGGGAATGTGGTCACAATACTCTTCTCCCTTACCTGCATTACAAACGTATACCCAAGGGTAGAGAGTTCAATTGGAACGCCATCGCTGTCTTTTAATTTCAGGTTCAGCTTAAACGTATCCCCCTTTTTGCAGACGATATCAAGCTTGTCTGCGTTGTCTAGACTTACTCTGCCAGCCATGATTATATTGTTTTTCTTTGTTCAATTAGTCTGCTCTGTTCTTGTGCTTGCTTCACTACACGAGAATCTTTTCTATCTTCCTTAAACACCTCAAGTTTTTCCTTAAAGTCTTTCTCGTCAGTCTTGAATCCAAGCATGGCTTGTGCCTTGAGCATCTCCACCTGCATACGGCCCTGATGTCTAAGCTGTTCAAGCTGTGCTTCTGCCTCCGTCTGCAACTGGATCTTCTGTGCTTCTATCTGAGCTTGCATCTGCATCTCTTGCATCTTAGCCTGTGAAGCCGCAGCAGCAGACTGCTGTTGCAACTCAGCTTGTACCCTAGAGTTCTGCTCTGCTTGGTCCTGCATGCGTTGGATGCGCTTCTTGCGTCTGCTAATCAAAAGCAGTTCCGCTTGATTCACATCCTTCATATTACGTATCGCAATAGCATCTTCAATGTCCAGTTCTTTCTGCTGCAAAGAGATCTGGATGTTTTGCTCTAGGTACTGACGATCCTTATCCTCCATGTCCTTCACTACCTGCACACCGAAGTTGTACATAGGGAGGTCTTCGAATGAAGTGATAACACTCATGTTTTCTTTGCCTATAGCAGTCTCGTATACTCTATAGATGACTGAATCCTTTGGAAGGATCTGTACGCACTTTACAATATCCTCACAGACCTTCTTGTAAAGAACCATAGCGGCATTCGTGATATCGTAGATAGCATTGTTTGCAGCCGCGAGCGCTTGTTCACGAACCCCAACGAGCGCTTCGCCCTTGGGGGAAGAAGAATCCATAACATCGTTGATACCAGTAACATCTCTAATCAGCCTTAGATAGTGGTTGTATATTCCAATCAGTTCGTTTATGTTTCTGATTGTGTTATTTATCTCTCTGATGGGTGGGTTCTGGAAGCCGCCTTCTGGGTTCTTACTTCTGTAGTAGAAGACACCTGTCTGTTCGTAGATGTCCTGCAAGTCTAAGGGCTGCATCTCACCACCCTTACCAAGCTGCACATTCTCAAGCCCTTCGATATCGATGATAAGGCCGTCTGGTTTTGCCTTGGCAATAGCCTGTTGGATCTTCAGGTGAGTCAGCTGAATCATATCGGCAAAGCCGATACAGCTATCCACCATCCCCTTCGGCATCATATTCGTCAGGTTCGTGGCAATCACAGAATATGAAAGTCTAGCCCTAGTGATGTCGTGGATGTTTTTTGGTACGTTTATAGATCTTCCGTAGTTGAAGAGATAGTCCTCACACCCAAGGATATAACTACCAGCATAGACAGTAGTTATCGTCATCATGCTAGGCTTTCTCTCGTATACGCTCCCAGCCTTAGGGGCGTACTCGAATCCCTTGTAGAAGAAGTTTGAATTGCCGTATCTATTCTCCTTCTCTTCAAAATACATATTGTCTACAGACAAGAACTCAAAGTCCATAACGTCAACCATGTACTCGTCGTAACCGTATACGTTACGCTTGAGTCTGTCGTCGTAGTGGAACTTGTCAATGCTGTAAGGATCGTTGTTATACTGGTTGCGAACCTTCGTGGCAATCTTCTTCAGCTTCTCTTCGTCGAGACTTCCGTTGGAGATTCTACGCAATTCATTGATTGTAATTCTCTTAACGTGACCACCGTATACGATGTCGTCAAAGTTTGGGTCTTCCGTATAGCTGTGTACAAATCTAGATGGATCGACATAGTCAACCTTGATACCGTAGTTGGGATCGTTGCTACGCTTCGCTACAGCCATGCCCAAGCTAGACAGGTCGTTGACGCAACGTCTGTACGTGTTGTCGTTGAAATTATTCCAAGACAGGGTGAGGTTCGTAGCAATCTGTGCTGTCACCTCTGCGTCCGTCTTGATGTTTGTACCCATGAATATTTCAGCTTCCTCCAGCGTCTCAGGGATTTGCTCTGGCTCCATCCCAAGCACCATACCCGTCTGCTCCTTCAGTTGGATAAGCTGTTGCCTAGACTGAACTTGCAACTCTATAACCTTCTTTCGCTTGTTCTTCTCAGAAGAGGACAGAGGATCGATTGCCTCAAGGTTTGGATAGGGATCTCTAGACAGGATCTTGTTTACCACCACCCGATTAAACTTCGGGAGTATTGGAACAGGGGTATAATCCAAATTTACAAGGCTGCCGTCGTTGCTGTTTGGATCAAGGGTATGCAGAAGCTTCTTGTAAATAGAAGTGTCTTGCGTTCCGTTAGCATAGTTTCTACAACGCTCAAACATCACATTCCTACGGCTGAAGAGAGAGTCTGTTGAGTTTAATTTACCCCACTGGTTCTCAATCGCTTTGGCATACTGAAGCCCATATTCTTCCGACTGCTTTACCTCCATAGGAGCCAAGGGGTCTGGAAAGCCGCCAGTATTTTTCTTATCCTTGTTGTACATTATATGGGAAGATACTAAACGTAACCCCACAAATATACGTAATCAACCTATTGCCTTGTATTTCCTAAAGAATACCTTGTCGTCGAATACCGCTTTGGGCTTGGGGGCAGGTTTTTGAGCAGCCAAAAGAGCTAACCCAGAACTGATTGTCAAGTCGTACTTCGTTCGCTTGTCGATTTTAAAAGCAATCCATTCCTCTAGAGTCCTGTCAAAATACATATTTCCGTACTCACCAGTCTCGTAGTTTATACCTACGTGGTTGTGTACATATTGCTCTATGGACTGGGCATGAGCATGGATCACGTCCTGCGAGTTAGACGGAATGCCTTTGGTCTTTACGTTGACGTGCGACGAAGCCGAACGCAGATGTTCTGGCCTTTCCATCACATATCCGTCATAGCCTCTGCTCTCGAAATATCTTACGATGCCGTATTTGTTGTTCTCTATAAGCAGCGGATATCCATAGAAGAATGCACACATCAACACATCCTCGTAGAAGATCTTAGCAAGGTCTGGTCGAGAGGAATACTCTACGACAAACATATTGCTAGGTCTATTCATTGAGAACTTGTTGTACATATGCATAGCGCCCTTTGATCCCCTTCCGTCTAGCGTTGCGTCGATGTCATACGAGTCAACGCCACCGCAACCATAGATGCCAAATGGTGCTACGCGTTGCCCTCTGTACTCCTGTATGACACATCGCTCTTCTTCTGGGGGCAGCCACGCAACTCGGAATCTTCCATTGATGTCTGGAGAGAACACCGCTTTCTCATCTTTCTTTTCCCAGATGAAGTTACCTTTCACCACAGGATTCGGGAACATCTCTTGGTTGTGTTCTATCTGCTCATAAATCTTCCCGATATTGAACAGGCTACCATCAATGCTATCCCTGAATGCTTCGTCCTCTGTAAACGGAAACTGCCTGATGACTTCGTTCAGTTGAGACGAATCGTGCTTTAAACCATCTCTTTCGTTCTTCAGGTATTCCTTTGATCCACCAGTCACAAACATCCCCTCTTCGATACTATCTACTGGCGATTCTGGATTCTCTACCACTGCTTCCCCATACTTGTCGAAGAATCCTTCTAACGCTTGGTAAGCAGGAATGAAAATCCTGTACAAGCCACTTTTAGTTCTTCCGTTGGCGTTACGCTCTTGCGGGTTGCTGTCATTCCACAAATTCTTGTACTCGTCACCACCCTTGTCCATAGGGTTTACGGTACTCCCTACCAAAGCCTTACCAATAATTTTGTTACCAACCAACAGACACGTGCGCTCAATTCTCCATGCCTCTCTGATGTCTGTAGGCTTCTCCCACTTCCCCGCCTCGTCTAGATACAATATGTGAACCTTCTCACCATCGTATGCGTTATTCGTGGTATTCTTCCAATTGATTATTGTATTCAAAGCATCCCCAACGGTAGTCGTCTTGTTCTTCTTGGTGATGCGCTTTGCTGGTTCACGGAACGCCAACTCCATACGCGGGTTGGTAGTACCGTCTTGAATTGGCTTAAAGAACCAAGGATAGTTAGTGAAGATCGGAACGACCTTCTTCATGAAGATGTTTTCTTGAGCATCCTTACCAGTCTTTGACTGAATGCCAAGCAACTTGTCGCTAACCTGCGTGCCCTCGTCCACAAGTATGCTAGAACAGATGTTAGTGTAGCCAGAGCGACGACACTTAGTATATAGCTGACCGAAACAACGGGGATCGATTTCGCACGCAGCCAAGTGGATAAATATTTCACGTTGAAAGCTAAAATAACTAGGGAAACCGATGTCTATTTTAGACCATTGCAAAAACATATAGTGCCTACCAGTGATGTATGTTGGGACACCATTGTTGTAGAACCAAACCCCGTTTCTCCTGTATTCAAACTCTCTTTCAATAAACGAAGAGTATCTGTCCCTAAACATCTCTGGCTTCTCATTCCACTCGTCAAAACTTTTAATCTTAGACATCTCCTGTGGGACAGGAAGTCTGGTCCAGTGCTGATCCGCCTTCTTCTTGTCGTGAAACAAGATCTGGTTCTTTGGCGGCCTTTTGGGTAAAACGATAAGGAGGCCGTGCATTTCCACGACCTCCCCTTCAGTACCGTTTGGATCAATGTTTATAGCTAGATCCTTATACCCTTCTATCTTAACCAGAGCAGACATTAGAAGTGTACTTGCAAGCAGCCCACACAACAAGGCCTTGAACCTGGAAACATAGGTCCATTTGCGTTCATCTCCTTTCGCTTGTAGTAACGAGCATTACGTGCTACGTTTTGAGACGGGGAGCAAGAAGACAACACGGCAACAATGCTAGCAAAGAGAAAGAGATTCTTCATGTGATGAAGTTAATTAAATTTTAGCGCCCTGCCTATGGTGGGGAGCTGTTCTGCAAATATAGCCTTTATCGCCTTTGATACCGACTGAATCTCCAACTGCGCGTGAACATCGTCTCGTATGTCTAAGAAATGGATCCAAGAGCGAACGCTACCAGTCATGTGGATCTTAGTCTTGGTGGTAAGAGGCAACACCATACGGGCAGTCTCTCTAGACACCCCACATTCAATGAGATTGTTGTACAGTTGCTCACAAGCGGCAAGAACCATCTTCACCTTGTTGTCAAGAATCGAGTTGTTTACTGACTCTGTAGATGACTGCCTATTACTTGAAGCCTGATATCGAAGTTCTACTGGTTCAAACAAATCGCCAAGCTGATTCACGTCTTGGTAACGCTGGCTGAACTCCTGAAATGTAAAACTTCTATGTCTTAAAAGCTGTATGGCTATAGCCTTGCTGGTCTCTATCTCAAACGTCAGGTAGGAATGCTCAAATGGAGACCAATGCTTATGCTTAATCAGATACCGTATGAGAGACTCATAATCATCCTTCTTGTTCTCGCGAGAGCTAGAAACACGCGCAACCTCGACAATGTGCTCTTCGGCATTGGGGGTGATGGACAACAGTTTTACTTTCATTTTATTCCCAGTAGATTTCTTCTCCTCTTAGGTAAAGTTTCTTCTCCTCTGCTTTTTCTTCAGAGGTAAAGTGTCTATCCGTAAACAGACAGTAGTTGTTTGGCATCAAGCAAAATTGACCGCTTTCAAGATTCACAAGATTCAGTGGTTTATGCTCTTGCGGATATATGCTATACCCGTCTTTCCAATCAACCATAATGCCTGTGTGTCTTCCTTTGCCAGCCCTGGTTTTTACTTCAAGGCCGTGAAGATAATGAACGTGCCATACATCCATGTCATCACCCATGCATTTCCATGGCATCAGTTCTTCGTGATCTAATGAAAAGTCTTCTGTAGTAGAGACCCCGTGAAGCGGAAGCCCACTCCAATGAGCGCCAGTTTCAAGGACTACGTGACACAGCAAAACCTGATACTCACGACCATATACAGCGTGCCATATACCCTTTGTAACCCCTTCTGGCATATTCGGACCAAGCATCTTGTTATCTACGTTTATGTAGAAGTGATGCGGGAGATTTGCGTGCTTGCTCACAAGAGTTTTGCTTTCATTTGATTTATAACAGTGATGGTTTTTTCATTCATTAAGTCTCTATTGCAGCTATAATGACGCAATTCTGCTTCATTTGCATCAACAATCAGGCATTATGCTCAGTAGTAATTCCCGAGTTTGGCCGTGTTTTACTCCCGAGTTTGGCAGCCAGGGTAGGAGTCGAACCTACATTCAGTGGCATAAAGCCAGCCATTCTACCAGTTGAACTACCTGGCTGAGTTTTGTAGTCAGGACAAGATTCGAACTTGTATCTCCCATATAAAATTATGGGGCGTTACCTTTTCAGCGATATTCATTTTCGCTTACGCCACCTGACTATATAGAGCTTCTGAAAGGAGTCGAACCCTCAACCTACTGAGTACAAATCAGTTGCTCTGCCAATTGAGCTACAGAAGCGGAAATCATTTTTAGGGACACCGCTGATTTTCTATCGAATACCTTAATCGGCTTTAAATGATTAAACCCTTCTTGCAGTCACAATTTGTGATACCAAGAGTAGGGGCGACAGGAATCGAACCTGTAACCTTGATGATATAAGCATCCTGCTCTAACCAACTGAGCTACGCCCCCAGTTAATCGCACCTGTTTAATCGTAGAGGTGCAGAACGCGAAATAAAGACCAGCACGTCAAAGAATTGTACGCCCGACAGGATTCGAACCTGTGACCCACAGCTTAGAAGGCTGTTGCTCTATCCAGCTGAGCTACGAGCGCAGGTAATTGCGCCCTGTGCAGGAATCGAACCTGCCGCGTCCGATTATTAGTCGGGGCTCCCGTGAGCTTACAGGGCAAGGCCAGTTAGGCCTTCTTTCTGTCTGGGATGATTGCGTTGATCACAGAATCAAACAGACCGAATACTTTGT